GGGAAGGCCCCGGAATTCTACTCGACGGTGCAGGTGATGCTGAGCAAGGGCAAGGAGATCGAGGGGGAGCGCCGGGAGATCGTCGGTCAGCGCGGGAAGCTCAGGGTGGTGAAGAACACGGTCGCGCCTCCGTTCCGGGGGTTCGAATTCGAGCTGTTCTTCGATCGGGGCATCCCGGAGGAGAGCGGGTGGGTGGATACCCTGGTGCAGCGCGGCCTGGTCATCGTCTCCGGGGGATGGTGTTATGTGAACGCCGACAAGGAGAAGCGGAAGTTCCGGAAAGCCGATATCGTGAAGTTCCTGGCGGAGCACCCGGAGCTGGAGAAGGTCGTTACCGGGTAACGGGAGGAGCCATGGACCAAAGAGGAAGCAGGACGAAGGGCGACCGCTACGAGCGGAGGATCGCGCGCATCATCGGTGATTGGTGGGGCAGGCCGGTGTACCGTACTCCGCGCTCTGGCGGCACGCACTGGAAGGGTGATTTGATTTGTACGGAGGAGGCGCTCCCGTTCTCGGTGGAGTGCAAGAAACGGGAGAGCTGGAGCTTCCGGGACCTGTTCTCGGGGCATGTCGGGAAGGACAACCTGTGGGGTTTCTGGAGCCAATGTCTGGACGCGGCGGAGGAGGACAGGCGCATCCCGCTCCTGGTGTTCTCGAAGAACCGCCAGATGGATTACGCCATGGTGGCGGTGCGGACATTTTCTAAGCTTTGGGATTTGTTTGGCAAGGATGGTGGCATGATCAAGTGCGTAACTGCGCAGGATTCGGTTCGTAAGGGTAAGTATGTGTACGTAGTGCCCTTGGTTGACTTACTGGCGTGGATGGACGTCGGAATGTTCGATGACATAGCGGTAGAAGGGGAGGTTTGGTGTTAATACTGGTAGCGATAGTCGGCGGGTTCGTGGTCGGACTGTGCGGGGGTATCCTCCTGACGTTCTGGACGCTGCGCAGGAGGGGGTTCGTGTTCTTCCGGCATAGCACGTGGGTGTACCGGGCCGAGCGGACGCTGGGCGGGGAGGATGACAAACAATGATCCACTCAGTGAGGCCGAGAAGATAGTGGCCGACGAACAGGAACGGCAGGCCAGGATCGAAGCTGACGCGCGAATCGATGTTGTGATGAAGAAATATGTTGAGATCTGCGGGGATTTGTATTCTAGATTATACGGTTCTAACGGAGTGTTCGCCGAACCGACTGACAGAATTGAAAAGTGGTTTGATGATAATTGGAGATTCGTGATTCTTCTGGTATCGGCGACAGCAATCGTAGGTGTAATTACGGTTATTCTGTTGGTTTTTGTGGGCGGGTATTCATTTTGACAGGGAGGAGCCAATGTATACCTCGTATATCGTGGGAACGGCGGCGGAGGATATCCACAGGGGACAGGCGGTCTACACTGACCGGACGGGGAGACTGCGTTGTCGCCGTGTCAAGGGATGCAAGCTCGTCGGGGTGGCGGCATCAGACGCGCTTTCATGGGATGAGGTCAGGGTGATTCCGGAGATGACACGATGAGATTCCTCGTGACGGCGGACCTGCACTGTCATAACCACCAGGCGTTCGCCACGTACAATGGCGACGGGGTGAACGAGCGGCTGCTTGATTCGCTGGGGGTGATCGGGCGGATGGCGGACTACGCGGAGGAGTACGGGATCACACGCCTCGTCATCGCCGGTGACCTCTTCGACAAGCGCACAGCGGTCCAGACCGACGTGCTCCATCTGACCTTCGAGGCGATCCTCGCGGTGCGGAGGAGGGGATTATCTCCCATCATCATCACCGGGAACCACGACCAGTTCCTCAGGAACGGCCGGTACCACGCCACGGCGGTGTTCCAGAACATGGCGCTTGTGGTGGACACGCCGCAGGTGACGATGATGGAGGAAGTCGCGTTCATGTTGTGCCCCTTCATCGACGACATGGGGGAACGGAAGGCGGCGCTCGGTCGACTCGCGAGGGCGCAGACGCCGGGTGCCGACCGGAGAATCCTCATCGCCCACACGCCCATAGACGATGGTTTTGTCGGAAGTTTCGGTGATTCCGAGGTTATGGTCGACCAGGGCGTGGAAGTGGCCGATTTGGTGCCCGAGGCGTATGATCTTGCCATCTTGGGGGACTACCATCAGGCCCAAGCGCTCACCGATGACGGGCAGGTATTCTACGTGGGCAGCCCGCTCCAGCTCGACCGGGGCGAGAGCGGGGAGAAGGGGTTCTGGGAGGTCGAGGCCTCGAAGGGCAAGGTGAATGCCAAAATGGTCCCGGTGGACGCGCCCAGGTTCGTCGATGCCGTCCCTGGCGGCGACGGGGTCGATGCGGAGGGCAACTTCGTGACCGCCGTGATCCCGGCCTCCACGCCGAGGCAACAGGAGGAGCGGTTGAGGAAGGCGCTCATGGCGCAGGGGGCGCGCGCGGTGAGGATCGAGCGGAAGGCGGGCAGGGCGGAGGTGGAGAACCGCCTCGGACTCACTCTGGACATGACCGTGGAGCAGATGATGGGCAGGTACGTGCGGTCGTTCGGGTGGGACGGAGGGAAGACCGAGGAATATCTCGGCGTGGGCATGGAACTGGTGGGGGGAGGCGCGAATGCTAACCGTTGACCGGCTGAGGATACGGAACTTCAAGCGCTACCGGGACCAGGGATTCGACTTTTCGGGCCACCGGCTCACGCTCATCGTGGGCGACAACCGGGACTCGGGGAGCGCGGGGTCCAACGGTGCGGGCAAAACGGGACTCTTCTCCGCCTTGTGCTGGCTCCTCTACGGGGTCACGGAGAAGGGGGAGCGGGCCGATGATGTGGTGAACGAGGAGGTGGGCAGGGACTGCCGGGTGGAGGGCACCCTTGCCGACACGGACGGGCGCACGTACGAACTCGTGCGCACGAGGAAGGCGAAAGGGAGGAAGGCGAATGATCTCACCGTTGCTGTCGACGGCGTTGATATTACGAAATCCAATGTCGCCGAGACTCAGCTTCAGATTGACGGCATCCTCGGGATGGACTACCGGACCTTCGTCAACAGTGTCGTTTTCCCCCAGGGGGCGGCGCAGTACTTCGGGGGACTGACGGACGCGGAGCAGAAGGCGGTGTTGGAGCGCATCCTCGGCCTCGGCGAACTCACCGAGTACCAGGACAGGGCGAAGGCGGCGCTGAAGGGCGTGGAGCGGGAGAAGGCGGAGGCCGACTCCGAATTGTCCCGCGAGAACGGGATCATCGAGACCCTGCGCGACGAGCTCTCCAGCCTACAGGAGAACGACCGGGCATGGAAGGGGGACAGGGAGCGCAGGGTGGCCGAGCTTAGGGAGAGGAAGGACCGGGAGGCGCGGGGACTCGCGAAGCGCGCGGAGGAGCTGGAGGAGCGGGAGCAGGGGCTCAAGAAGGAGAAGCGGAAGACGGCCGCGGCGCAGAAGGGGTTGGAGCAGCGGTTCGACGACCTGGCGAAGCGGGAGCGGAAGGCGAGGGACGCGATAGTGAAAGCGGGCATGAGGAAGACCACCGTCCAGGCCGAGCGGGATCAGTTGATTGGCGAAGCGGATAGGGTGCGTTCGGAACTGGAGGGGAAGGCCGAGTGCCCGCTTTGCGGCCAACCGCTCACCGGGGATAAGGTGGGGGAGCACGCGGACGCGCTGAAGCGGAAGGCAGGCAGTTTGGAACCGCAGATCAAGGAATTGGAGCGGAAGGCCAGGAACGCGGAGGAAGCGCACGCGGCACTCAGCTCCGAGGTCGACGCGCTCGCTGCGGAGAAGGCGGAGAACGACAAGGAGCGCCAGGGGCTTAACGAGCGTGAGCGCGATCTCGCCCGCGACAAGGCGGACCTCGACGCCTCGCGGAAGGCCGACGCCGAGCTCGAAAAGCGGATAAGGGAGACTGAGGCGGAGGCCAACCCGTTCGCGCCCCGGATCGCAAAGGTGCAGGGTTCGCTGGGGGAGAAGGAGGAGCACGCCGCCGCCCTGCAGGGACGGGTCGGGGAATTGGCGTCGAGCGCGGAGAAGTACGCGTTCTGGCGCGACGCGTTCGGGAACCAAGGACTGAGGAGCTTCATCCTGGACGCGGTGATCCCGGTGCTGAACGAGCACGTGGCCGAATACGGGAGGGTGCTCACGGACGGGGAGATACGCGTGAGCTTCCACGCCCAGGAAAAGCTTAAGAGCGGGGAGATGAGGGAGCGCTTTGGCATGGACATCGAAAGCGAAGCGAGCGCCTCGGCCTACCGCAAGCTTTCCAACGGGGAGCGTCGGCGCGTGGACCTGGCGATACTTATGGCGTTGCGTGATATGGTGCAGTCCCGGGCGAGCAAGCAGTTCGGCATGGTGTTCGCGGACGAGATATTCGACGGACTTGATGCCGAGGGGATCGAACGTGCGGTGCGGTTGGTCGGGGAGCTGGCACGCACCGAGTGCCGGGTGTTCGTGATCACGCAGCGCGACGATCTCAGGCAGAATTTCTCGGACGTGGTCACGGTGGTGAAGGAGGGAGGGGTGAGCAGGATCGCGGCGTGATTGACAGAACGGGCTGATGTCCTATTATTGTGGCGGGAGGTGTTCACGTTGTCCAAGGAATGGAAACCGGAGGTGCGCGAGGTCGCGATCGGGGATCTGAGGATATCCGGGAAGAATCCCAGGATACATTCTTCGGAACAAGTGGAGAAGATCGTGCGGTCGTTGCGGGAGTTCGGATGGACGAACCCCGTACTTGCCGATAAAAACGGAACGGTCGTCGCGGGACACGGACGTTTGGAGGCGGCGAGGAAGTTGGGGATGGATCGCGTTCCCGTTATTTCCCTTCCGTTCGGCGGGTGTTCGGCGGAGGCGTATATGTTGGCCGACAACAGGATCGCGTTCGACGGCGGTTGGGACGAGGCGAAACTCCGTTTGATTTTGGAGTCGTTGTCCGAAAAGGATATTGATCTTTCGCTGACCGGATTCGAGGAGGACGAGTTGGCGGCGTTGGAAAAGGCCGTGATTGAATTGGCCGAGGAAAGGGACATCGACGGCGAGATCGCAACGACGAACAAATGCCCGAAATGCGGATATGAATGGTAACGGGTTGTCCTTCGTGTCCTTGTTCGCTGGATGCGGGGGTTCGTCGTTGGGTTATTTGCGGGCGGGATTCAACGAGCTTTTGGCAATCGACTTGGATATTGACGCGATGGCCACGTTCGTGATCAATTTTCCCGATATTCCCGTTTGGAGAAAGGACATAAGGGATGTCGGCGGGGACGAGATCCTCCGGTTCTGCGGATTGCCGAAGGGCGGGCTTGGCCTTCTCGACGGGAGTCCGCCGTGTCAGGGGTTCTCCATTTCCGGGAAACGTATTGTTTCCGATTCGAGGAACGACCTTTTCGGGCATAATATCCGGTTGATCCGCGAGATCGAGCCGAAGGCGTTCGTTATCGAGAACGTTCCCGGGATGGCCGTTGGAAGGATGCGCGGGATTTTCAACGGATACATGCGGGCTTTGCGGGCTTTGCCGTATTGCGTCAGGTGCAGGCTCATGAACGCGGCACGGCATGGCGTCCCTCAGGCGAGGCGGCGTCTTGTGTGGCTCGGCGTCAGGAA